TCCGGGAAGTCGGTGTTCACCGCTCAGCACATGATCGAGAAGTGCGGGCGGAACTCCGGTCACTTTATCCTTCTGGTTCGGAAGGTGAAAACCGACGTCCGGGACTCGCAATACGCCCAAATCACGAAGATTCTCGATAAGACCGGGTTGGAGCGGAGAGTGAAAACCCGCCGTCAAGAAATGCGCATCACCTTCCCGAATGGGGCGGAGATGAAGGCTTTCGGGATGGACGACCCGGAGCGGCTGAAGTCCGTGACCGATCCCTCTGTTGTGTGGGTAGAAGAGGCAAATCAACTGAACGAAGAGGACTTTACTCAACTGGACCTGCGGTTACGCGGGAAGAGGGGCGTGGATTTTCAGGTTTGGCTCACCTTCAACCCGAATATCGGGAAGGCGCATTGGCTCAGGCGAAAGTTCTTCAACGATAAGACGGCCATGGCACCGCAGAACACGGAGGTCCTGCGGACCACGTGGCGTCATAACGCTTTCGCGGACGAAGAATATGGCCGTGTGTTGGAGAATCTGCCGGAAGGGGAGCAGAAGGTGTACGATCTGGGGCTGTTCAACGACACGGCGGACCCGGACCAACCTATTCGAGACGAATGGGTAGACGCGGCCTTCGAACGGGACCCGGAGACGGTTCGCAATCGGATAGAGAACGCAGAGTCGAGGAAGGCTGAAGCCCTCCGGGGCCGCCTCATGGGCGGAGACGTCGCCCGCTTTGGAAATGACCTCTCTTCCCTTGCGCTTCTATCGAGCGGCGTTTTAGGTCGGATCGAGTCGGCAGAGTGGAGCCGCACCACGACCACAACCCAGCGGATCCTTGAGTGGATGGAAGAGACCGGGATTCTTGGAAAGCAAATCGCCGTCGACACGGTGGGCCTTGGAGCCGGGGTTGCCGACGAGCTTCACAATGGGGATGTGATCATACGCGAGTTTAAAGCCGGGGCCGGGGCCGTCGAGGACAAGATTTCTGATGATACCTTCTTCAACTTCTCGAACATCCGCTCGCAAGCGTGGTGGTGGCTGCGAACGCTCCTTCGTGAGGGGTGGGTATGCTTCGACGTCGATCCCAACTCAGTTGAGGCGCAGCGCCTGCGGCAGGATCTGACGTCGCCCCGGTACCGCGTGAAGGGCGACCGCGAACTTGAGGTCGAGCCGAAACAGGGAAACCAGAACTGGGGCCTACGGGAGCGGCTCGGGCGCTCGACGGATGAAGGGGACGCGGTGGTGCAGGCGGCGTTCGTGAAGAGGCTTCCGGACCCTGATCCATTGGACTACGGACGAATCTAACCAGAAACGTGTACATGATATCGAACGACGGATGGGATTGTGAAGAGACATTCCCGATGCAAAAAACCGAGCTTCAGGACATTCCGACACCGATTGCCGAAGAAGCTTACAGGGAATATGCCGCTCGATACGGCACATCTCAGTCCCTCGACCGGCTAGGAGAGAGGGGTGGATTTGGCTGGGCTGAATTGGCTCAACTTCTGTTCCGGCGTTGCAGGCGTCTCGAATCTAGGTTAAATGAGTCTACCGATAAGTGAGCAGATGGGCGTAAATCGCACTGACTACGAGGACGTAGTGAAACTCAAACTGGAATGCGATGTGACCGGCTGCGATCGGCAGCAGGTGCTACGCATCGTGAAGAACCCGCGTGGCGACGGCGCCCCGGAGGAAATCTCGTGGAAGGTAATTACCATTTCCGGGATCGGCGAAGAGAAAGTGAGGGCCGTATGTCCGGTCCACGACAGTGATTAAGGTTGACTGTCCGCCGGAGAGTTGATCCTGTGCCGCGTCTGGCGTTAGATTGGCCCACCCGAACCGGCCACCGATAACATGGGGGTGTCCCTAACCCGAAAATACGAGCTTCAGTGCGACCGGTCCGGCTGCGGCGCTGAAACGTGCGTTATCTGCCCTGAGGGGCTGTACCTTCACAGCAGCGTCGGCGGGTGGGAAATTCAGTTCAACCATACCCGTGAGGCCGTGCGGCACGACGGATCGATCAAGTCGGTTTTCTGCCCCAGATGCTCCTCTTCCGATGATTAAAGCGTTCACCCGCGCCCTCTCGAACGGATGGAAGGCGTTTAAGCAGTCGATCACCCTCGACACGTCCGGAGGATTCGACGGCGCGACCGCGTGGTTTGGGAGCGCAGACGCCTTCACCGATTGGTCCTCCCGGTCCTACCGGGAAATGGTGAAAAAGGCCGCGTTGAATCCCATTGCCCGGCAGTCGATCGACTTCATCGGCAACAACATGGCCTCTGTCTCCCTGAAGCTAGTGGAGGTAGAGGAGGATGGGGAGACGGAGGGGATCGGCGAACACCCGATTTTAGACCTTCTGCGCCGTCCAGGCGGCCCGGAGAATCGCCGGTACACGAAAAATTGGCTGTTTAAGGGTTTCGTCTGGGCGCTCATGGGCGGCGGGGAATACTGGTTGCACGGGCTCGCCCCCGATAACGGTGTAAACGCCGGGCAGCCGCAGAAACTGCAAATTTTCGACCGATCGGAGTTTTCCGGATTCAAGTTCGATAAGCAAACCGGGCACGTCGAAGGGTACCGTCTCCGGATGCGCAGGGCCGGGCGGCACGGTAGGCCCGTTGAGGGGGACACCGACGAAATCTTACACGCCTTCACCTTCAACCCGTTGCGGAAGGAACGAGGGCTTCCGATCCTCCTCTCGATCATGCGCCAACTCGACCTTATCGAGGACGCAGACGAGTGGAACAAGTCTGTGTCGGAGAACCGGGGGCAGGTTCCCGGCTTCATGCAGCCTGTTGGGCTGGACCCGACTGATCAACTGTCTCCTCAGCAGGTTGAGGAAGCGCAGGAGCGCCTTGATGAGGAGGTGAACGAAGCCCGAAAGGGCCACGCATGGAAGGTTCTCTCCGGCGCATATGAGCCGAAAGAGCGCGGCATCACGCCCGAAGAAGCGTCGTGGATCAAGTCCTCAAAATACTTTGGGCGCCTAGTCGCAACGGGGCTCGGCATCGATCCGTCGCTGGTTGGCGACAACGCGGCCCAAACGTACGATAACTACAAGGTGGCCCTCTTCGTGGCGTATACGACCACGATTCTTCCGCTTCTGGAATTTAACCTGTCCGCCCTGAACCGGTGGCTTGTGCCCAAATTCGAAGACGAAGGCCAAACGCTTCGCCTCACCTTCGACCCGATGGAAATCGATGCGATCGTAGATATTCTGCTTGCGAAGGTCGAGAGTCTTGTAGAGGCAGCGAACGGCCCGATCCTGAAGCCGAACGAGGCCCGGCAGCTTATCGAGTTCGACCGCCTTGAGTCCGGGGCCGCCGATGAGCTTATCGTCCCGATGAACGCTCAGCCGCTTTCAGCCCTCGAATCGGTGTCTCTGGACGTGGATACGGGCGAAAATGTCCGGGACATTGGCGGAGACGGGGCACCGAAGCCGGAAGAGGAGGCCATTCGGCTATTCACGGACGGGCCGAACGTGGACCCCCGGCCCGATACTCCGTAAATACAGCGCCCCCGCCTATGTGTCAGTTATGTGCGTCCGGGCGCCCCGTCCTTGAGCCTGAAGCCGGGACGAAAACCAGAATCCTCCGAAGCGTGGGCCGTGAGCGGCGAGCCCGGATTCACGCCGGGAAGGAGTACCGCATCTCCGAGCGGACCCTACGCGCGGAGTGGAAGGCGATCGAGAGGCGTAAACAGGAGGCCGAAAAGCCGCTCGAACGCAACCTCCGGTCCGTCTATGCGGCACAGACCCGTATCATACTCGACCGTCTGCGGGAGCGGGCCAACCTGAAAACGCTGACGGAGGCCCGCAAGAAGCCGGAAATCACGCCGCTGGTTGTCTCTCAGCTTATCGACTGGCAACGGTGGTTCGATCGGGTCGGGGACGTGACCGAAACGCCGCTCCGTGAGATCATCGAAGCCGGATACGAGACCGGACAGGACCGGCTCGGAGTGACAGGGCCGGATTTTACGTCCGACACGCCGTTCGTCCGACAGGTCCTGAACGAGATCCTTGTAAAGACGAAGCGAACGCAGAGCACGTTTCGGGAAACGGTGTCGTCCGCCGTCCAGCGCGGCCTCACGGAGGGGGACGACATGGCCGAAATAGTCCGGCGCGTGCGCCAAAAGACGGGCGAACAGACTGGATATAGGCTGCGGCGCACGGTCCGCACCGCAGCGAACGGCGGGTTCGAGGCCGGGCAGACGGAAGCGTATATGGATGCGGGAATCCAGGAAATGCGGTGGCTGTCTCAGCGTGACGCCCGCGTTCGGACCCCGGCCAACGGAGATAAGTGGAACCACCGCGATCCCGATGGGCAGACGGTGCAGGTTGGGACCACCTTCACGATCCCCGGGCGTGGCGGGCGGTCCGAGGAACTGCGGTTTCCATCCGCGCCGGAAGGGTCGCCGGGAAATACGATAAATTGCCGCTGTTCGACGCGCCCGGTGTCATGAATTCCGGAAACTGTGATCAACGGAAACCTGTGATTTGCCGAAATTCTCCGAAAACTTGACGGTGGTCCTGCGATTGCCTACACTGAAATGATTTCTTCTCCACCGCTTCAGTGCCATGCCCTATGATTTGGAGGAAGGGCACCCGGATTGTGAGGAAGGCGAGATTGGATTGGTCCTCCGAGAGACCGGCGAGCTAGTCGCGTGTCACGCCGATCGGGCGTCGGCAATCGACCAAATCGCCGCTATCGAGGCCGGGGACGGGAAATCAACCGGCCAAACAGCCAAAAATCCCCACACTGGTATGCAGAAATCGGCGGATCATCTGGTTGGTCCCTCCGGGGGGCGGGTGAAGGACCTGGATGACAAGGGGAAAATCGGCGGATTTTTGGTTCGCTTCGGGTCCCCTACCGAGCATGATCTGGAAAAAGATTACTTCACGAAAGAAACGGATTTTTGGCTCGACGGTGGTGAGGGGCAGACCGCCACCCTCTGGGCACACGGCACGGACCCGAAAATCGGGCAAAAGCGGATTGACGACGGGTGGGGATCTCTCGTTGTGAAGGACGCGGGCGTGTGGATGGAGGCGCAACTAGCGAAGCGAAACGAGTATGAGGAGGCCATTCGTCGGCTCGCCGAAAAGGGCAAGTTGGGCCTCTCTTCCGGGACCGCGAACCATCTCGTGCAGCGCGAAGAGTCGAAGGAGGGTCCCGATGGGGTTACAGAGATCAAGCAATGGCCCCTCGGGCTCGACGGTAGCCTCACGCCCGTTCCCGCTGAACCCCGAATCAATGTTGAGCCACTGAAGTCCCTGAAGTTCCCCTCGATTGCTGAACTTCAGGGAGGTGGCCGGGGCGTCTCGGGCACGACCCGGAACGTTCAGGTGCCCGGCTCTGAACTGAGGGGCGCCAAACAGCCCTCCGGAGACGAAATCGACGCGAGGCGCAAGAAATTCCGCGAAACGGTCAACATGTCCGCCTCTGAAATTGAGCGATGGGCGGACAACGATTGCTCGGATCTTGCATCGGAGAACCCGGGCAAAGTGCGGAGCCGCGTCGTGGGCTTGCTTCGCACCGGCGCCGAAGACTGGGGCGAGAAGGAATACGAAGAGGCCGGACGGGTCATTTCGTTCGTATCCCGAATGAAGGGGATGCCGAAAGGGGACCCGGCCCGCGAAGGGTGCCCATCGGAGCGGGATATTTCGCTTCGAAACTGGGGCTACGACCCGACAAGCGCGGACAAGGAATTCGGCGTCCGCCT